GCATAGTCGCATGAGTAAAAGACCCGTGGTTAGTGTTTGCCATACTTGAGAATCCACCACCGGCAGCAGTCACACCACCATTCAACACAGCAATAGAACCAACACCCGGAGTGCCTTGGAAGTTTTGGAATGAAAACGGTTGTGTTGAATATGCGGTGAAGGTGGTCGTCACCGGAGCAATAGCCATTGTATTTAAATAGCTCGTTGGCGGCAGCGTAGTTGATCCATCCGAAAAGAAAAAGCTGGAACTCGCGCCGGTTGTGAACGTCACATTATTTCCCTCGGTTTGAATAGTAGCCCCTGGCGCACCTGACATGACATAATTCGTGGAATTTGTGATTCCAGTTGATCCGATAGAGACAGTCTTGTTGACATTCAAGTTGCTATTGACTTGAAACTGAGAGTCGAACGCATTCACCGGGCGGGCATGAACAATAAAGTCTGCTTCCGATTGCAACTCGTTGGTTACACTACGAATGAATATGTTGTTTGACAGGTCAAAAATATGCACCTGGTCAACCAGCCAGTTTGTTGCAACCAAGGAAGAAAGATCAATGCAATCCTCAAACTGATAGCGGTTTGAAATAATTAAACCATTTAAAATAGCCAGCCCATTTGTGATATTCGTATAATTGAATGAACCACCATACACGGTTGCATTTGAACCAAGGGTGAATTCCGTGCAAACTTCCAACGGTATTGCGGGCGTTAAGGTAGTCTGCAAATCAAGTATGTTCGTAAAGATTTGCGGGCCGGTTGCAACAGCAAGACCCAGGTCGTTAATTCCTGTTTCGGAGATCGCCTTGACTGGAATAATGGAATTGATTTCATTCAACTCTGCGCAGGCAAGATTTAAGTTTGTGTTCTGCCAGTATGATATGGACTCTGATCCATTGGCAGCAAAGTTGTAAAGAGTGCCCGGAAAGAAGTCTGGATGAATCTGAATCCAGTAATCTACTCCTTGAATTCCACGCGGCATAAAGCGGCTGGTTCCAAAGAGAGCATCGGCACGTTTTGCCGGATTCAAGGCTTGAGCCATTGCCATAGTCGCAACAATCATGTTGGATGTTATCATACCGTTGTAGATAAACACCGACTCGGTTTGTATCGGTGACACAACAAACGCCCCCTGGCTTGTGCATCCAGTGACATCGCCGCCGATAACAACCTGATTAAGCGGACGGGTCTGCGCAAGGGTTTGAAGAGATGACGGAGAGGGTGCTGTGTCAAGCCCGATTGCACCCTGCAAGCCGTCGCGCCAATACTGCGCCTGACCAGTCACGGTATTGAATCCGATGGCATGAATTTTTCGCTCCACCGTATTTCCACCGCCTCCATCAAATTGCCATCCGTTGACAGTCCAACCATTGATTCCGTTGGCGGGTTGCACAATGTCACCATGATAAGTGTTAGTGCAAACGCCGTTTGATATGGCAATCATCCGGTAGTAAATCCAGATATTATCAACAAAGGCCACGCCATCACCGCTGGAATTCGCTCCTTCAATAAGAGCGTCAAAATTGTTTGACGCTGCCGCCGTGTTCGGAAACTTGTCAATAATAACCATAGTCAAGTTCGTGTATGACGCAGGAAGATTCATAACAATCTTGCTCGGCATATTGGTTATTCCGTTAAAGCTGTCAGACTGAAAATCCCTGTTCGTATAGACAGCATTGCCAAAAAACCCGGCTCCGGCGAGAGGGTTATACTGAGAAAACCACGGAACAACGTCAACCAACTGGCCATTGGTCTGCAATCCATTTGTCCAGACTCCAAATTTCAATCCTTCGTATTCCATGCGCTGCAAAGCGGAAATAGTGGATTGGCTTGTAATTCCGTTGCGGGTGGAATAGCTCAACACTTCAGCGTAGGTAGGGCCGAAACCAGCAATGAACTTTCCAGTCACATTCCCGGTCGTCGTAAAATTTCCATTCGTATCAATCGACGCCGTTGCGTGAGTGACGCTATTCGACTGGTAGTATTGCCCGCTATTCGGCGGATACGGCGCAGGACTTCCGCCTCCACCCGTGGGAAGCGGAAGCACAAATGGATTGTTGGTGTTGGTTGACTGTGCCTTGACTTGATTCAAGCAGCCGATAACAGCCAACACCGTCAAAACTTTAAACAGGATTGATTTTGCAAATTTCATTTTTATTTCTTTCTTTTTTTTCAGTATTTAGGCGGGGCGGTTCACAACGCCGCCCCGCCATCACCCCAACCTAAATTTAGACTGATCCAGTGTTGTTGTTTGCGATCAAGACGGTTGCCGTGTATTCCGGCTTGGTGAGGGTCTTCAACGCACCCTTGAATCCGCTCTTAAGCTTGAGATACACCCAGCATGAGAAATTCAGGATCAAGGTGTTGTCCTGCGCATATTTCTGGCATTTCAAAATGCCCTTCATACCGGGTTGTCCGCCGCCGTTGGGATTGAACTGCGTCGTTGCCGTGGCCCAAAGCTGTTGCGTGTTAAGCG